TGCTTTGGACATGACTGGTGCAGTTGGTAATAAGGTTACCTTCATCAATCCTACTGTTGGTACAAAGATTGCTGCTAAGGCACTTGGTGCATTCAACAACCCAGACATTGCTAAGGACCTTTACCGTGATAACTGGCTCGGTAAGTATGGTGCATCTACCATCGTTACTGAATCTTACATGCCGGTAGTTGTTGGTTCTAGTGCTCGTACCGCTTCTGTAACTCTTACTGCAGTAACTACTGACGGTGAAGTTGTTGGATTTGAACCAATCAAGACTGTAACTGGTACTGCTAAGAAGGGTGATGCATTCAAGGTTGAAGGATTGAAGCTCGTTGACAAGAACGGTGTTCAGACTGATGCTGACTACGTTATCATCGTTGGTGATAATGGAAAGATTGCTGAACTTCGTATTGAAATCGAAGGTAAGTCTTGCAATAACGCAAATGCATGGGTTGCAGCTGGAACTGATTCTTTGACTCTTGTTCCAATGCTTGAAGATGGTAAGAAATACGCAGTTACTCAGTGCCGTATTGAAGGTGCAGTCGCATTTGATTCCTATAAGTTCGCTGAACTTCCAGGTACAAAGATGACCACTGAAAAGTTCGAAGATTCTGCAATCGAAGTTCAGACTTACGAAGGTGGTAACATTGACACATTCACCTCTGGTGTTCGTATCGTTGTTCCTTTCGCTGTTGGTCTTCCTGATCCTCGTGAATCTGTCGTTGCTTACATCGAAATGTAATTAAATAAGATACTCTGTATCTCTCTCAAAGGTATCGTTGGTTAACTCCTTCGGTACCTTTTTTAGTGATATAAATAATAATGTAGAGGTAAAATAATGATAAATGTAAATGATTTGATACAGAATGCATTCCAGCGAGTTGGTATTTGCGGTGATGGTGAAGTTCCTACTCCTACACAAGCTATGGCAGGTGTAGCTGACCTTCAGTCTCTTATCACTGAATTGAATACTGAAGATTATCTCCTTGAAAATTATGTTACATTTGACGCTTATGTCAGTAAGAAAATCAAATTTGCAGTTAAGCCTGAACACTGGTTCGAGATTGAAAATGCTAATCTAATTGACACTAAGATTGCTAATGACCAGACAGAAGTTGGCGATGTATACAAGATTAAAGACAAAAATGAATTTTACACAATTCGTTGGGATTCTATCCATCAAGTAATGCGTAAAGATACAAATCCTGCATTTAATGCTTACATGACAGAATACTGGCCAACATTCTTCGTTGATGCAGTTCCTGATAGATGTATCGGTGTTGCTCGTAAAGTTGGTAATACTTATAAGCAGTTGATTCCAGCTGACAAGATGATGATTGACGCACAGACAAAAGGACATCTTGCTGAACTTTATGCTATTGAGACAGAATGGGTAGATGTTGATTACTTACATGACCCAGAAGACCCTAACTATGAACCTGTTCCAGTTGAATACTTTGTAATTGAATTTGATAGCAATGTATCTGCTCAGTTCAGAGTAACTATTCTTAAAGGAATTAAGATTTATAACGCAGAAGATAAGTTGCAGATTTCTAGCAAGTATCAGTCAATGATTGAAGATGGACTTTGTGTCAAGCTTTGCCAGCGTTATAAGTATTTGGAAATGAAAGCTGATTTTGAAAAGGATTTTGATTCTGCAAAGTCTATGATTAGTCGTATTAACAGTTCTAATCGTCCAATGCTTTATCAAGGCTTTGGAGCAAATGACTACAATAGTAATTATTGGAATCTTTATTCTGGCAAATTCTGGGGGTAATAAATGGCTAACAGAATAACATACGACCTTACTGGTGGTACTGATTTTGCTATGGCTGCACCTAACATTGAAGGTTCAGCGGTATCTCGTAATATGTTCACTGAAGCAAATACAGAAGGTGAAGCTGGAAAAGATACACGAACATTCCTTCAGAGTTGTCCAGGAATTAAATATACACTTTCACTTGGTAGTGATGATAATTGTGATGGTCTGTATGTTCCATCAACTGGTCTAGCTAATATGGACTATGAACAGTGCTTATTCGTAGCATATAAGGGTAACATTCACAGAATTGATACTGCTTTAAATGACGAAGTAGTTGGTAATTATGCTCTTGGCAATACAGTTCAATTTGCTGAATCTGGTGGTGAACGTGCTATTCTTCTTTGGGTTGATGGTAATGACATTCACGGTTATAATCTTAAAGATGGTACTTCTGTAGATATTACTTTACCAAAGAGAATTGACCAGGAAAATTCATATATTCAGCCAACTCACATTGCAGTAGTTGACGGTACAATCGTATTGAATGACAAAGGTAGTTCATTCACATATTACTCTATCAAGTTCCCATTGAATACCGCAAAGAGAAATGTATTTAAGATTATAGATGGTGTAGTTCAGTATAAGTCTGACGGTATCACAGTAGATACTATGGAAGTTGATTCTGGCACATATTGCTTCTTAGATGATTATGGTGTTCAGAAGTATTTCAATGGTTCTACTTCTTCTGATAAATGTGTTGCTTTGACTTCAGTTGGTCCTTTACTTACAATGTATGGTCCTTCTTCTATTGAATTTTGGCAGAAAGGTAATGCTGAATCTTATCAGTCTTGGCAGAGAACTTCTTACACAATTAACAAAGAACAAGGTCTTGAAGCACCTTATTCACTTGCAACAGTTAACCATTCTCAGTTCTGTATTGGTACTGGTAAGGCTAATGCTAAGTGTGTATTGATGATAAATGACACTAATGTTCAAAAGATTTCTCCACTTTGGTTAGATAGAATTCTTGCAGATAACGATGTAAAGTCTGTTAAAGGTTGGTCATATTCTAAGAACAACCACAGCTTCTATCTGTTCTCTATCAAGAATGAATGCTATGTATACGATGTAACAACTCGTCAGTGGCACATTCGTAGTTCTCGTAACTTCTATACTGGTAAGCAAAAGAATTACATGCCATTATTTGCTGCATGGTGGAATAATAAGATTATTACAGGTAGTTCTGAATCTGGACATTTGTATGAACTAGATGAAAATTATTTCTATGAAGACTTTGATGATACAAATAAGTTGCCACTTCTCAGAATGAGACAGACTCCAGTTATCACAGCTGACTACAAGCCTTTCATTCTTCAAGAATTGACTGCTGAATGTAACACAGGTTCTATGAATACTTATGGTAGACCTGCTAAAGCATTGTTACAGATTTCAAGAGACGGTGGTTATACTTATGGTAACGTAATTGAAGCATCTTGTGGTAGACGAGGTGAATACATGGTTCGTCTTCGTTGGTTAAATCTTGGTATGAATCGTCAAGCTGTTGTTCGTATTTCGTATTCTGAACCAACTGATTTTGTTATTAGTGATAGTTCATTAAGAGTTCAGCCACTTAACTTTCCTATTTAATTAGAGGTAATTATGCAGATTAACGATAGAAGTACAGTTGGTGAAATTCTTCAGGCTATTTCTGGTACATGGGATATTTCAATCAATGACGATTGGAAATGTCTTGAACTTGGCAAGATGAGAATTTTTAAGAAGTTGGTAGATGGTCATTCACCACTTCCTAATAATTTCATTGAACGTAGAACAGAAATTACACCTTATCTAGTCTTTCATAAAGATTCAGTTGAAGGTGGAGTTATTACATTACAAGATACAGCAATAACTGCAAATGGACTTGTACTAATTATACAATTTTAATGTTGAGGTAAATATATGGATAAAGAAAAATTGATAAATGCTATAGAAGACTATTTATTTCCTATTGATGAAATAGATGAAGATGATAAAAAGTCTGCTCTTAAGCAAGTCAAAGAACTCTATTTGGATTCCAAGAATGATGAGGATGAAAAATGGGATAAAAAGACAAGACCACTTGAAGGTCTGAATGAAGCAATAGTCGTAACTCCTGAAATGAAAAGGGACCGTAAAGTTATTGTCGAAGATTTGACTGATGACCACGATGCTTACAAGAGAGCTATTGACGATATACTTGGCAAAGTTCGTAAAATAAATGACAAATTAAATGAGGACTAAATTATGGCATGGTATGATGTATTTGACCCAGGTGATGTTCTTGGATTTCAACAGGATAGACGTGTAAGTAACGCTAATTCTGCAATTCAGAAAGCACAGGATAAAGCAGACGCAGCATCTTCTGCTAATAGAGACCTTTATAATCAGTTCTACAATAAGACACAGAGCACTTATGGTGATACTGCAGCTAAGGTAGATGATTATCTAAAGAATCTTGAAGGAATGGAAGCATACAACCCAGGTACATTTGAATATACTGGTGATGTAAATGACTTCTATTCTAAGGCAGCTGATTTGCGTGTTAAGAACGCAATGAACAACTTGCGTGAAAGTTCTGATATATTCAGTTCAGATTATCAAGATGCAATGGCAGCTAAGCAACAGGCTATGGCATCTGAAGAATGGGATAAGGCTTATGACCGTTATATGCAAGACAGAAGTCAGGCAGCAAATGAATGGCAGATGAATGCTAATGCTGGTCAGCAAGCTTACACTAATCAGTATAATCAGAATAAAGATTTACTTAGTGTTGCTCAGAATTCTCAGGACAACTTGATGAATGCTTACGGTAACTATATTAACAACATGGCAAATCAGAACAATGTTGACACTCAGAATTATGCTAACATGGTTCAGCAGATGGCTGCTAATGAAAATAGCAAGAAGGGTGTTCTTGGTAGATTGTTCGGTTAAGGAGATTTAATATGATTCCATTATGGTTAATGATTGCACAAGGTGTTAAGCAAGTAGCAGATAATCAGAATAATCAGATTGATACATTCAATAAGAACCAACAGTATGCAGCTAATGGTCAACCTATGAATAATGTCAATATGACTGGTGATTCTGGTAATGGACTAGGAAATGCTTTTTCTACATTTTCGTCTATCTATGGCAACTACTTAGATGATGAAAAGAAGAAAAAGTTGTTCCAACAGTAATATGAGGTAAGTATGGCATTATTTTCAAGAGTGCTAGGTAGCTTGCTAGGAAATAGAGAAGATGAGCCAATGGTTGATGACCAGCTTGGTTCATTCTCTGCTATTGAAATTCCAGTTCAAGCAACTCAGCAACCAGCTTACTGGGGCATGTCACCAACTGACATTCCTTATGTAACTGCACAGACACAAGATGAACACAATAGACTTTTGAACACCTTCTATCCAGACAGAAAGAACATGAAGAACTGGAAAGAAATGGGTCAGAAGGTTGAAGAAAGAGATCCGCGATACACTGATAAAGATGCAACTACTCGTAAGAAATTAGGTGCTAAATCTTCTGTAGTTCAAGATATTGCTTTTGATAAAGGTAAGAATCTTGCATGGTTGAAGATGGGTGGACAATGGTATACTTATTCAGCAACACCTGAACAGTTCCAAAAGTTCTTGACTAGTGGTTCACTTGGTAGAGAAATGAACAGAATCAAGCATGACAGGTCTACTTCTATGAATAAGACTGCAGCAAGACTTCAGCCTTCATTCGTATCTGCTCCTGCTAATACTCCTGCTTCTTCAAATGGCATCTTTAGCAGAATAGGTTCATTGTTCGGATTTGGGAAATAAATAATAAAGAGGTAAATGTATGGCATTAAGTGTATTACCACAAGCACCTACCGTAACTGGAGTATATCAAGTAAGAGACTTTGTTCCTCAGTTGACTGAAGCTTCAAAGTCTGCTTCTAGTGCACTTCAGAATGCTTTTAAATTCGGTACACAGGTTCACGACTATAAGATTCAGCGTGACCAAGAAAAATTGTTAAGTAAAGAAAATGATAGACAGACACTGTTAAAAGAAAATATACAGAATGACGAAATACTGCTTTCTAAATTGGAAAAAGAATTAGCTGATTTGAAAGCAGGTAAAGATGTTGAAGTTCGTAGTGGTGAACAAATGATGCCACAGAATTTAACTCCAACTATGCAGTCTTATATGGATAATCTTAAAAAGACTGATAATGAATCATTCTGGAATTTCAAGCCAGCGGAGGCATAGATGACAATAGAAGAATTAGAACAATTAAAAGCTGATGGAATGATTGATGATAGAAAGTATCAACAGTTAAAGTCTGCTATTTCTATGCAGGGTTATCAGCCTGGCCAACAGGTAGCGCCTTCTAATGCTTATGAAATGACTAACTATGGTAAAAATCTTCAAGCTCAAGCTGAACCAATGGAACAGAATTTCAATCCTTCTTTTGGTTACGATGCACAAGCAGAAAAGATTGCTCAGCTTGAACAACAGATTGCTCAAGTTAAAGAACGTATTGCTCGAAATAAAAGAGCATTGTCTGGTAAGTCTTATGAAGATGTCAATAACCAGATTGCTGCACTTGAGATGAAAAAGATTAACTCTCAGGATCCGTCTATGATTTGGAGATGGCAGCAACAGCGTCAAGATACTTTGAAAGCAAATGCTAATACAAAGACTAATGCAGCTGAACAGTTCAAGAATAAAGTCAACATGTGGAAGCGTACTAAGCCTTCAAATACAACTGCGGGTCTTGAACAGCAAATTTCTAACATCAATGCTGCTATTCTTGAAGGTGATAACATTGGTGCAGATGTAAGTGAATTGTATGTAAAGATGCAAGAATTACAAAATCTTTTGCCTGGTGGAACTGCTTCAGAAAATACACAAGCTGATGTTGATACAATTATTAAGACTGCTAAGACTTCTGACGAAATCACATCAGTTCTTAATACACGTACTGATTTGACACCGGAGCAAAAATCAAGACTTAAAGTAAGATTTGATGAACTTCAGAAGCAAGAAGCTGCTAAGGCTAAAGCAAATAAGAGAAAGCAAGATGAAAAAGGTGCTGGATTCTAAGGAGTAATTATGGCAACAAATACGAAAAATAAAGAATGGGCAAAAGCTAATAAAGACATGTTAATGAACATGTTAGATAAAGGCTATATTGCTCTTGAGGATTTGCAGGCTATTAACAACAAAGATGAAAAGTTCACTATAGAACAGCAAGATGAAGCTTTTAACAGAGTTAAGAAAGACATACAAAGTCGTTATTCTGAAGACCGTCTTACTAGCGATGATGCTAAGTCTGTTCTTAATGAAGATAGAATCAAGCAGTTCAGAACATTTAGAGAATCAGTAGACAAATTTGACAAGCCTACTGATGCTCTTCTTTCTTCTAAATTGATTGAACAAATTAAGTCTTCTGGTTACAAAGATGTTCCATTACTAAAGGGTATGACTGAACAAATCAAGGATATGTCTGACAAAGATGTAAAAGAATACATTTATAATCAGCGTCAGTTCTTGAATCAGATGTTGCCTGGAAAAGCAGTTGAGTCTATTCCTGATTTACAAGAATACTTGACTATTCCGCCTAACTATGGTGTAAAGAATACAGACTATGCTAAGATGTTCAATGACCCAGATATTCTTGACAAGATGAATGAACTTTCATATCGTGATATTGATTATGTAGCACGCAAGAATGGAATGAGTGGTAAAGAACTTATTAAAGACATGACTGACGCAAAAATAGCAAAGGATAGAAATCTTATTGCTCACGGTGGAAGATGGCGTGATGTATTAGACACAGACAAATACAAGGCATGGGATGACAATCCTATTGCTTCTAATGTTGGTGGTGCATTATTGTCAGTATTTGGTCCTCGTCAGCAAGAAGCTATCGCTAGAGGTGAAGAACCTGATAGATATGACATTGGTGGTGATGTTGGTGAACAACTACTTTATCTTGCTCCTGTTGGTAGAATGGCACAACCTATTAAAATGGGTGCTAAATTAGCTTATGGCGGTGCTACAGCTGCTGCAGTTCCTCACATTTCAGAAGCTTATGACGCAGTAATTTACGGTGATGAAAATCCTCGTGGTAATTATTCTGAAGTTGATGCTATGCTTGGTACAGGTGCTAATTTAGCTGGTCCTATGGGTATCAAGATGCTTGGCAAAGGATTAGGTAGAGCTACTGGTTCTAACTATATTACTAAGACATGGGGTGAACTCGCAGAAGGTAAATCTGCAAATCAAGTTATTGACGAAGCTGAAGCAGTTCGTAATAGAATTGGTAGAAATCGTGGTAGAGTTGAACAACCTGGAACTGCTGGTGACTTGACTCCTGCTTATTATAAAGAAGCTGCTAATGCTAGTGAACTTACATCTGCAAAAGAAAATCAGTTGATGAAATCATTATCAAAAGAACAAGGTGTATCTACTCCAAATCAGCAAGCACTTAATGCTGCTATCAAAGACCCTTCTATTTTGAACAATGACAACATTACAGTATACAAAAAGACAGGTAATATAAAATATAATTCTGAATTGTCAAATGTAGATAAATACTCACCTGCTGAATGGACTACATTAGTTAAAGCAATGAAGAATAAGGAAAAGACTTACTTGTGGCATGGTGAAAGAAAGCAAGTTCCAGATATGAAAGACATTAAAGCTGCACTAAATCCTGACTTTGTTAAAAAGTATCAGAATAGTGATTATGCTACTTCAATGTTCTTGAAATCTGATAGGCAGTTGACTGAAGAAGATGCTATCAAGAATTACTTGACTAACCAATTTGGCAATACTGCTTATGGTGATGAAAATGTAAGACTTCCTATTGCCGGTCCTTTGAATTATCTTGGAATTGACATAAATCAAGAGCTTAAAAATTTACGAGCTAATGAAGAGCGTCAAAAAGCTAAAGAAAAATCAATGAGACGATTACCAACACTTGAAAGTCTATACGGTAATTTGAAATAAAATAAAAAGAGTGAAAGCGTTAAGCAATCACTCTTTCTTTATTGGAGGAGGAATCAAAAAATTAGTTCTCACTGAAAGAATTGAACTTCCGACCTGATGGATGTAGGCCAACTGCTCTACCAATCTGAGCTAAGTGAGAATATGGAGCCAAAGAGAATCGAACTCTTCCACTATCCTTGCAAAGGACGGTCGCCAGCCTTGGAACATGTGGTCCCGTTAACATTATTATTTATATCATAGAATTTCTCGAACTCTAAATCTTCATTATCAATCTGTTCATCTTCTACATAGTAATTAGTCCAAGGTGTCAAATTACAGAATGGATAGTCATCACCTGGAAATTCTTTTTCCATAACAGCTTTATAAGCATTATACTTGTCACAGATAATTTTAACATGTTCATCTTTTGTCATATTATTCTCCTTTCATTGTACTCATTATTGCTTTAACATATTTGTCAAGCGCTTCTAATGTATCTTTCTCAGTAGATTTAGGATATGCGTGAATACATGTATGAGCATTCTTTCCATTCTTCCAACCAATGATATTATACCAAATGTCATCTTCATCTACTGTTACTGTATATTCACCATCAATTACTACTTTTATAATGTCATTTACACATTCGAGATATGTAGCTAAATCTTTTTCTTTAAGTCCAAGCTTCATTAACATCTTATTCAACATATTATGCTCCAATAACTGTGAGAAAAATACCAGCAATAATAGGAATAGAAAGACTAACAAAGAAAGCACATTTGCCAATGTATTTAATTCCACCTGTAATACTTCTTACTTTACGGTAGATAGCATTACGCTTCTTATAATTTTCTTTGCCTGGATAAAGCTTGTTCAAAATCTTAATCATTTTTGATTCTCCTTAATTTTTATATTTATAATATAATAAATTTATACCAACTTGTAAATACCTAATAAGAAAATTTATCTAAATAATCTTCCAACTCAGCCAAAGATTTACATTTTTTGGCATAACGATATATGTCTTTGAACACATTATATGTCAAATCATTATCTTCTCTTTCTAGCAAATCATTGATTATAAGTTCTATCATTTTCCATAGTATAGAACTATTCCAATGTCTATTATTTAACAATCTTGTTAATGAAATTAAATAATTTCTACTATTCATACTAATTATCTATATAAAAAATTTATTATAATAACAATAGTATACATCTTCGCTTCTAACAATAAAAATGCTTCCGTTGAGGTTATCTCAGGAAGCGATTGATTTATTAGGAGAATAACAATGAATTACTTATTATTTATTATAATCAATTTTCAGTTGTCGTAAAAGCTCTTCTTCTGAGCAAGCCTGTGTTGAAGGTACAGAACAACTTTGCCAATTATCATACATTGGATATTTGTCAAAGCATTCTGGACTATACTGATATGTCGTTGGATAAAAAGGAATGTTACTTTCAATTCGCTTTATATCTTCTTGCATCTTCTTCAATGTCTCTTTAATTTCTCTAATGTCAATTTCGTAATCAGTCATCTGTAACCTCTCTTGTTAATTATTTTCTTCTTTTTTCTTTTTAGCTCTGTTCTTGTAATAGTCTGGATGTGCTAGACGATACTTTCTTTGGTATTCTCTCTGATAACTGCGATAGTCTTCAGATTGACTAACATCAATGTCAGTATGCTTGCGTCTTTTCTTACCAGCTTCTTTCATGTGTTCCATGACTTCTTTTCTACGATTTTCATCATTCCATAGTTCACTCATTGCTTTAGACTGTGCTTCAAAATTTTTATTTTCCATTTTGTATACCTCTCTATTAACTTATTGTTAATATATTTATAATCCGTAAGAAGAGGTAATTCGCAATGAATTTTTCAAGTCATCATACTTATGCTTTTCTTTAAATTGTCTAATACATTCTTCTTCAAATAGTCTATGTAATACTTCTCTTTGCTTTTCGTCTGCATCCTTGTATTTTCTAACATAAAATTGTAACTTATCCATCCATTTGCCTCCAGATTGCTCCAGAATGAATTCTGAGACACTTTTTAGTATAACCAATATAATTCAATAGTCAACTAAAATAATGTCTCAGAACCATCTTAGAATGCAATTATTTGAGTGTATACACAGTTAATCTATTCTTGACTGTATCTAATACCAACATTCCATTTTTATGCTTTTCAATGTATGTAAATGGATTGTTAACATTCAAGGCCTTGTAAGTAGCAGTCAACTGTGATTTAGTTACAAATACACTGATGAAAGTTCCTCTTTTCAAGTGTCTTTTGATTGAAGTCTTTATGTCTTTAATGCTCATATTATTCTCCGTAGTATTCTTTTTCAAATCCTTTTAATTCATTCTGTAAAAATTCAATTAGGTTGCTAGTCTTTTCAATGAATGTATCACCATCATTGTAATTTTTCTTTAACAACTCCAATGTCATTTCTATCATTTCTATTGTTGAGTCTTTGTAACTATTCATTATTACTCCTTATTTTGAAGATGTATACTATTGTTATTATAATAATAATTAAATTTAAATTTTATATGATTTAATGTAATTTAATGTTATAGTATCTAATAAATCATTAACTATATCATTGAATTGTTCTTGATTTACATCATCTCTATTTCTTACATAGAATCCATCATATACTTGAATTACATCAAATCCTAATTTGAACAGTTCATCAACTAACTGCATATAAATGCAAGATTCATGCAAGAAGATTTCAGAATCAAATGGTTGACCAATAATGTCAGTCATTTTTGACCTCATATTGATTAGTTCCATCTTTAATGTAATTTCGTCAATTTTTTCTTTATTGTAGTCTTCTTTGGCAAATCTGACCGTATGAGTATAAAGCTTTCCAATGGACTTGTCAAAGTATAATTTCATAGCAAATAACTTATATTGCTTTCTTTGTTCTTCGTTCTCAAATGGCTGGCCATACATTTCTTCGTATAAGTCAATGGAATTGTCTAACCATACTTTGAAGTTCAAGAAATGAGTTATTCTATAGATAGAAGATTTAACATCATATTCCATATAGTTATCTTTGCCAAAGTATTCGTCTAATACATCTTTACGCCAAATTCTACCTGTATTCTTTCCATTGTCATGTTCTTTATATGAACAGATACCATTAGTAGCTCTTATTGAGATAGATGTAATTAGTCCACCTTTATTTCTAGTGACTTTTGGTTGGAATTTGATACCGAACTTGTATTTGTCATTTGTGTAATACTTTTCATTGATTTCATCTGCCAACTTCTGATAGTCTTCAATTTGTGGATAGATTTCTTTAACATAGTCAATAATCTGTTCATCAGTTGCTACTGGAATTCTTAGATTAAGACCAGAGTTGATTTTAATGTTAAATTCTGTTAAATCACGAAGATGTATACTATTGTTATTATATTCATTATTATCTTTTAAATTATGAATAAATGTCTTATGAGTAATAGAATACTTATTGCATAATTCAATAATTAAATCTTGAACATTCTTATTTAGAATATAAGTCTTACAATGATTGTCTTCTTCATTCCATGCATTGTACTGATAAGTGTCATTGATGACTTTCAATAGGTCAACTTTCTTTGCCAACTGTAACATTCTTGTAACATTTACTTGACCATTGTAAATTTCACAAAGTTCACCTGTAGTTGGAATAGGTATTTCGTAAATGTGTTCTCTACCAGAAATGTGCTTGAACATATCTACGAATGGAATCAATGTTGCAAGATTCTTTTTCCATTGTCTACCACATACAGTCTTGAATGATTCTTCATCTGTAATGTCATTTCTAAAGTCAGATTGACTATATTCTGTTCTTTCGTTCTTAGTCAATTCTTTGACTTCATCATACTTCTTGTCTTTATTGTTGAAGTTAATTTCTATAATTTTGTTAATTACATTGTAATTCATTTGGCGTCCACTCCATCTAAATTAAAATGAGAGGTTAGTATACGAAAATTGTGGACGCTGTATACTAACCTCTCGGTTAAAATTCTTTCTCAGATAATTGTAATCGTCCACTATTCCAACCATCTTAATATATTTATATAAAATATAATTTAATTTTTTGCTTTTGTCAACCCATTTTATGTAATTTTTTTATTACATTCTTATTATTTTTTTATTACTTTACCATTTTCTTGTCAATTTCTAGCCATAAATTCTTAGAATCTTCCAAATTATGTAAAATTGCGTTATCCATATAGGTCTGATTGTCAGTCTTTTGACCTTTTTGAGCATGTGTAGGTGCCATGTAAAAATTTGGTATCATCTGGTTAATGTCAATCATGCACTTTGTATTACATTCAATTCCGAACTTTTTCATCAATCTATCTATCTGTTCTCTATCGTAAGCGTCATTTTTGCCATTCATCTTAAATCCCTTGAAAAATACGATTATTTTGTGATGATAGCAATAGTTAATTATATTGGCTATAGACTCTAGGAATTTTCTATATTCTGCAGTATTTTCAGATGTTCCATAGTCAGTTATTCCATAATTGAACTGATTTGAAGGGTTATGCCAACCAAATACAGTGCTTTCAATAGTTCCTTTTCTTGGACTTCTGAACTTTCTAGGTTCATGTGGCAATCTAATGCCCATAGCTTTATGGTCTTTTCCATTATAAAATGAACATAGCCAAGTAATTGTATTAGGGTCTCTGTAAAGTGTATCTTCTGTAAAGTTATCTCTACAGATTCTTGAACTAATGTCACCTTCTATGTCTATTGTAATAAATTTGTATCTTTTCATGTTATTTTCCTCTTCCTGATATTATATTTATAAAAGTTGCCTTGTCATTTTTTGTCATTTCACGAAGATGTATACTATTGTTATATAATATAATTGTTAAATAAATATGATATAGAGAGGTATACAAATGACAAGATATGATATAATACAGAAATTTATAAATGAACGTAATTACAAGACATTCCTTGAAATTGGTACATTTAAAGGTGATACATTTAATCACATTAACATTGAACACAAAGAATCCATTGACCCTGACCCAGAATGTAATGCTACTTGGCAAATGACTTCTGATGAGTATTTCAAGAACAGTAAAGATAAATTTGACATTATATTCATTGACGGTCTTCATGAACATAGTCAAGTATACAGAGACATCTGCAACTCACTTGAACATTTAAATCCTAATGGAGTTATTGTTATGCATGACTGTATGCCAAAGAATGAAAAGATGCAGTTATGGGATAATAAGTCACATCAGCATGAAGAATGGACAGGTGATACTTGGAAAGCATATTATAAAGCATTTAAAGAACTTAACTACGAAGTATATGTAGTTGATACTGACTATGGTTGCGGTGTCATAGATACAAGTAAAGAACGTCAAATCAAGTCTGAAGTAATCAATATGGAAGAACAGAAATGGACAGACTTTCTTTATTACACATCAACATCTCAATATGGAGTAATCAATGTCAAAGAATTCGTCAATAAAAGATAAAGTCAGAAAATCAAGAGAATGGAAAGAGTTCAGAGAAAAGAAGCTAGAAGAACAGAAGCTTGACCCAGTTACTGGTAAAAAGATACAGAAAGGTGCTAATCTTCATCATAGGTGCTTAGATGTTAATCAGTATCATATACTAGAAGATGATAGATTTGTTCTTCTCAACAGACAGACACACGAAGTATTACATTGGATTTATGGTGATGAACGTCATAAGAAAGATTGGAAGATGATACTAGCCAACCTCAAAGAACAATGCGAATTGATGGACAAATACAACAATATAAATAATAATGTAGAATTAAATATAGCTGATTAACAGCCACATTCTCACATAAATCTTTTTATAGGATATAAGATATGACAGAAGAAATCGAAAATAACGACCTTATCCAGCGATTCAAGAAATTTGAATCTGCTTCTTACACAAAGTTCAAAGATTTATTTGAACAAATCAAGTTAGATAGAAAATTCATTTCAGGTGACCAGGTAGATACACTTGACCATACTCTTACAGATGCTAGTATAGGTGAAGGCGTTCCTCTTATGTCACTTAACGTAGTCAAGAACGCAATTCGTACTGTAGTCAATACCTACTTGCCCAACACATATAAATGGCAATACTCAGATGAACGTCTAAATCAGTTAGCTGACCAATTCTTGTCTGATGCAGATAATTCCACTGCAACAGTTGAAGCACTTTCTAATGCAGTTGGTACAGCACTTGGTGTTCTTGTATTTTCAAATGATTATGACATTGACGGTTCTATTAAGCCGGTCCTTTATTCTATTCCAGATGTAACTAATGTTCGTCTTGACCCAAATGCATCTCGTCTTAACTTTGCAGATGCTACTAAGGCTGCAATCGTAGAAATTAAGTCAAAAGAATGGTTCAAGACTAACTATGGCCTCGAATACTTAAATGAATACTACAAGCCACTCATTGACATTTCTGAAGATTATGATAGAAAGACCATGATGCCGCTCGTAACCTACTACGAAAAAGAAAATAATCAGGTTATTTGCTATAAGCTTGCTGGAGATCAGTTACTGGAAGAACCACAAGTTCTGCCTTATTCTTATATTCCTGTAGTTCCAGTATTTGGTGAATCTGATTGGTCATCTGCATCTAAGCAGTCTTGGACAGGTATTACGACTATTATGCGTCCTATTCAACGTATGATTAACTATGCTTATCGTCAGATTATCATTCGTGCATCTAAGGTCCCAAAGAATACTTGGGTAGGTGGCGATGAAGCTCTTCAAGGTAGAGAAAAGTATTGGCAGAACTCTGAAAGAAATCTTAACCCAATTCGTATCTACAATGAGTATTCTAAAGACCATACACGTAAGCTTGACCCTCCTCATCGTGAAGATAATCAGATTGTATTTGAAGATGTATCTGCACTTATGGACAAGTCATTACAGTTAACTAACTCTATCGTTGGTATTCCTGCTATTGGTCTTGAATCTCAAATTGAAAGAACAGCAACTGAAGTATTGACTAACCAGAAGACCTTCAATAACAATGTTCGTAATTACATTTATCACTTGAAGTATTCTATGCAGTTGATTGGATTGTTATTCGCAGAAGAAATCTATAAGCAGCCACTTTATGGTAAAATTAAGGTAACAGTTGTTGCTGGTCCTGATGATGCTATGAGTAAGCAAGAAGCACGTGTTCAGTTGTCTACTTATGCAAATCTTATTACTTCTGATGAAGATAAGCGTAAGTTGCTCATGGCAGAATGTGAAATTGAATCTGATAACGAATACATTAACAAGTTCAGAAATAGCTTACAGCCTCAGCCAACTCAAGGTGAAATTCAGGCACAGCAGATGTTGCAGCAAGCTAATACTGAAATCAAGAACAGAGATGCTCAGATTCTTGACCTTCAGAAGCAGCTCAATGACTTACAGCTTCAGCAACAGTTACAGGCATATTCAACTGAACAACAGATTCTTTTGAATAACCAGAAATTTGAACATGAAAAGGAAATGAAATTACTTGATGCTCAAATTGCTGCTGGCAATCCTGCTGAAATGGCTAAGACACAGGCTGAAATAGATAAAGCACAGATGAGTGTAGAAAAAGAAGCTATTTCTCTTCGTAAAGAACAAATTAAAGCAATGAATCAAGGAGTAATCTAAGATGTATATTCCATTTCTTAATCAAGATGAACTGATTTTAGATAATAGACGCCAAATCATTCCAGGTGCAAAGATTGAAGTCTTTGACCCTGTATCTAATAATCATGTTGACATTTACACTTATGACGGTTCAAATGAAAGATATACTGTAGCAACTAACCCAGTATATCTCAATTTGCAGTCTCGTCCAGAACATACTTATTTTGCTAAGCAACTTGTTCTTTGCAGACTTTATAAGTACATTGGTAACTTCTCTGACCCTCGTGTAGATGATGATACAAATAACTGGCAATTCATTCGTGAATGGAATGGTGCTTTTTCTGAAAGTGAAGTTAAGAATGACACTATTGTAATTGGCTTGTCTGGACTAAAAGAAGCCAATACAGAACTTGGTGCAGTCAATGTAGTTGGTTACTGGAATGAATATGACTGTGAATCTAGAACTTATGTGTGGGACCCTAACTGCAATCAGACACCTGATAACGGTTATATCGTAAAGAATGACAACATTGACAATGGTCGTTGGATTCTTAAGTTCGATGGTGCTTACATTCCTTCAACTTATTACGGTGTATATCCTGGCCACGAAGCTAACATCAATGCTCTACTTACTTATGTTGACACTGTTGGTAGTGACCAGACAAAGACTGCACCTGGTATCTACTTCGTGCCTGGTCATTACACAAATGCTGCCTTGACTACTTCAAAGCGTGTTCTTATTGCATCTAATACTCAATTTGATTATGCTCTTGAATGTTCTTGGATAGATGTTAAGGGTAAGCCTACTACATGGATTGGTGACCTTTTGCCAACTGATTCTAGCTGCCCAATTCATTCTTGTTGGTATAAGAATGCTAGAGCTTTCTGGGGTTGTGCATCACGTCATAAGTATTGCGATGGTCGTAACTGGACAAATAATGAAATTATAGCAACAATGACTAACACTAGTGTAACGTTCTATACTAGCGGTGGTGCTGCTCTTAACACTACTACTTCAGAAGACAACATTCTTATTTTCAATAACTGTACTGTAGTTGGTGAAAGCCCATTCTTACAGCGTGATTCTAAGTGCAGATTCATCAATATGAAGTTCACTGATAAGTATTACTTGAATCATGCTATCTATCCTGCTAACATTGATTTTTCTACATTATCTGGTTATGAATGCACATTTGATGCAGATGAATTTGATAATTTGTCTAACTTAGCAGATACTGCTTATAAAGGCGGTGTTACTGTTCTTGACCTTAAAGGCCATTCTGCAGCTACTATCGATGCTTCTGAATATACTTCAGTCAAGAATGGTAGTATCAATACTTTGACAATGGGTAAGAGCACATCATCTTTCCAATATGAACTTAAGAATGTATACATTAGCAGTGCATTTACATTCAATGGTCAGTCACTCAGCATTGTAAATTCTAGTGTACGTCTAAATTCATTTGCTAATTTGAATAGCCTTTATGTATCTGATAATTCTACTGTAAGAAATGGCTGGACACTTAACAGAGGCACTGTAAGTTGTGTAGACTCAACCTGGTCTATGGACACTACTTACGATGTTGTATTGACATTCAACAATTCTATTATTTCTTCTACAGTAAATACTAGAAATGTAGCATTCTATAATTCTCACGTTACAAGTGGTGCTCACATAAATGTATATCCATTGACTATTGCATCTCCATCTAGCCACTATGCTTTCCAAATTGTTGCTGAGAATTCTGTATTTGACAGTGACATAGCATTCGTGCCAGGTGATTTGTATGACATTTACTGGAATGTAAAGATTACCAACAATACATTCAATGGTTCTAAGGGTCTTACTTGTCCTTATTGGGTTGATGTTCCTACTTCTAAGAGAACTATTGCAGCATATACTACATCAGGTGTCATGCATGCTGTAGATTATGCTGGTAACAGAGGTAATTGTCCTAAAGATAGATATACTGGTCAAATTGACTGTGGCTTGTCTACATGGGCTAACTGGAATCCATCTTGGATGAGAGGTAGGTCTAACCCTTCTGTCAGCTATAAGGTATATTATGGTTCATTCCCAAGATTCTTCTTGGTTGAAAATTCCTATGCTATTGCTGCACCGTCACTCACTAGAGCAGATGACTGGGGCTTTGGTATGTTGCTTGGAACTGACACTAACTTGGCTACTACACCGTTAATCAATCTTTCTGAAATGATAGCAGACTCACAAGATTCTGACTTTATCGCTTGGAGAGACGCACAAGGTTACACACCAGAAAATGTAAATGACTACTTCATGCGTTGTAAAGGCCTTACTGCAGATGCATTTAATACAAGTTATATGTACTATTTCTGGTAATAAATAATTATGAGGATTTAATAATATGGCATTAAGAGCATTATGGGATGTTACCCAGCAATTTCAGAATAAGAATGGTTCTAACTTAACAAGTGGTAAGATTTACATTTATTACCAAGGTAGAACTGCTCTTGCTACTACATATCACGATGAAGACGGGACTGTTGTGAACAGCAATCCTGTTCTTCTTGATAATAATGGTCGAGCAACTGCTTTTGCTGATCCGATTTATTCTTACACTATCGTAGTATGTGACTACTACGGTAAAGAATTATTCTCTCAGGACATTACACTTCACGACACAATTTCAACTGCCGAAGATGTAGTTGTTCTTGGTACAGATGGAACTGTATTAGTTGATAGAACTGAACTTCCAAATGGTGTTCAGTATGACCTTTCTGTTAATACTGATATTCTTGCTACAAAAGAATATGTAGATGGTGAAGTAGATAATCTTCAGACACAAATTGACAATAAGAAAGACAAGCAAGAAGCATATTCTAGTGCTGGTTCTACTAAAAAGACAATAACTAATGTTGAACAAAATGAAAATGGTGAATTGACAGTTACATACGAAGATATTGACATCAAAGGTGTTCAGTATACAACTGCTAGATTCCCATTAAATAGCAATAAGATAGTTAAGATTGCAGAAATTCCACTTTACCCAACATTCCAGTATCAGGGTAGTGGTCGTGCTAATTTGCAAGTGTTAATTACTGACTCTTATGGTTCAGAAGCTATTTTCTCACTTGGTATTATCCAAGCTGGTACTTCTAGCCACATGGTTCAGCCAAAAGGTGTATTCAAGTATATTCATGCAGGTAATGGTAGAACATCTTATCCTATCAAGATGATGCATGTCAGACCTGATAATGCTTCTGCACCAATGACAAATGCTACTCTTTATCTCTATGCTGAATTTGATGAAAATTATAATCAGCAAGCAGATTGGAGCTTTAAAGCAGTTATCAATGAAGGTTCTACTTCTTCTACTTCTAAGGTTGAAAATGCTTGGACATTCAGAAATACAGTCATAGCTCCTCAGGCAGATTTTGACCAAGCAAGGTCTTGGTGGTATTTGGCACCTTCTTCTATTGAGACTATTCCTAATGTTGAAATTACTTCTGAAGACAATTCTGTACAAGTCACTGAGACTACAGATGTTCAGACTAATACCAAGACATTTGATTTGTCTGTTAATGTTGATGACCCGCTTGAATACGGTCAGTTCAGAGCTACGAATGTTACTTCTCAAGCACAATTAGCAAAGATTAAAGGTAATCTCAATCTTAACAACTACACAATTGGACTGAAGAAAGGTAATTCTTATCACTTTACTGTTCGTGGTAGTTATGTTGCTAATTCTGCAGCAAATACTTACAACACTATTTCATACATTGAATATAGTTCATTTACTAACATACAAGTAAATGTAGATAATACAATTACTGATACACAGTATTTTGAAATTTCGTATGACATTTACAATCTGTCACGTGATATGAATTATAATGTATCATTTGCTTCTATATCAAGTGGTAAAGTATCTGAACTATGGGTAGAAGTTCATAACTTGAATGGTGTATCTATCAATGGTAGCGGTGGTGGTTCATACACTGCTGGTGATGCTATTGACATTACAAATAGCAACATATCTGTTAAGTATGGTAAAGGCTTGACAGTCAATACATCAAATGAACTTGAAGTTAAGGCTGGTAATGGTCTAACATTTGATGAAGATACATTGGAAATTGAAATTAACAGTGAAGTTACAGATGTTGTTAATACGGTTGAAAAGTTAAAGCAAGACCTTGATACTCAGCTTACAGTTAACTTTGATATGCCAAATGTTGATAATGTATATGACTTTGCTGACCCAAGTGTAATAGGTATGTCAAATGGTGCAGTAATGCTTTGTCAGGCTTTCACAGTTCCTATCAATCACGACATTCGTGTAGATGATGGTGAGACTGAGAATCCTACACTCATTGGTATCTATGCAAAGCAAGCTTTCAGTGGTAAGAAGATTATGCTCGCCTTATACGTCTATGACTTTGATACTGGCTATACTGACTATGTTGGTGATACTGGTCCTGTTGAAGTTACACAGGGTAGAAATGAATTTCCATTAGTTCACATCAATCCTGACATTTCTGAATTGAAATCTTCTTGCGTATACTATGCTTCATTGTATCTACCTTCTAATGCTCACAGCAATGGCCTTTACCTTGCTGGTTGTCCATCATACAGTAATGCTTCTTACATCAATGCTACTCCAAGATTTACTGTAGGTGTTGAGAACATCACATACAATAATCAGGAAATTGATATGTCAAATGCTACCACAGGTAGACTTGATTACAATGATGGTAACGGTAACTATTACATTGGTCCTTGGTCTGACAACTATAACGAACGTCCTGCTATCCCAAGATTCTTTATGCAGATTCGTAATGGCGATGCTGAAGCACCTGTCGTTGTTGAACCTTTCACTGACATTGGAAGTTATACATTGAAGAATACTTCATCTGTAACTGATGTATTTGGTTCAACTATCACAGTTAATACATCTACTTACGGTGCTATGTTCATGGAAGTTACACCTGCTCAAGATGTTGATGTTACTGGTTGGGTATGTTATGACAACTACAGCATAGATGAAAGAAATTGGTATGGCATTGTATTTGATTCTGCATTTGAAAATCAGTTATCAAGTAATAGTAATGGAACTGTATCTGAACTAGGTGAAATTTCAACTGGTGTATACGGACATGAATTTACTCGTAGCACTCCACTTCATTTGACAGCTAATACTACTTATAGATTCTTAGTCGGTATTCCACACAGCAATAGTGATATGTTAGTTCAGTATAATACACCTACTGTATCTAAGAATTTGCATCTATTTGCAAGTGGTTACAATGTATCTCAATGGGTATCTTATAGTAGAGCAAATAACGTTCAAGGTGTAGACTTCTTAATCAAAGATGCAAATCATGAATGGAGAATTTAAATATGGCACAACAGAATAAAGTTGCAGTTAATTTAGCACAAGACTTTACAGACGCACAGCAAGCACAAGGTAGAGCTAACATTGGTGCTTCTCAGATTAGTTATGACAATGCAGTTACAGATATGACAGTAACTAAAGAAATTGTCAGACCTTACATGAACACCAAATACACAGCAACAGTAGGAAATGACAATTTCTTATTGCTGCCTAGTACATTCAGTGATGGTATGGTTGTAAAGTCTAATGGTTCTTTACAGACACAATCTATTCCACAAGGCTTACCTTCTGGTGGTACAGCTGATCAAGCACTAATTCTTGACGCAAATGGTGACCCAATTTGGTCTGATTCTCATTATGTGTCTTATGATGCTAATCAAGGACTTAATACCACACAACAGAAGAATGCAAGAAAGAATATATCAGCAGTATCGCAAAGTCAAATTAACGATCTTCATGGCTTGCTTTACATTCGTTCATTAACTAACTCTCACTGGATTTCTAATCCTATTACATGGGCTGGTAATTCTGGTAGACACTCATGGCGTGGAATTGTGAAGTGGACATTGCAACCAGGTGATACATTGTTCTGCATGCTAAATGGACAGTTGGTAGAAAGCGATACTGCTTCAACTGAATGGGCAGTGTCTTTGAATACATCTGATGCATATCCTGCAGCTGAGACATTCAGTCATTACTTTAGTACAAATGCCAGATCAAGTACAGCTCAAGAATGGACTAACTTACCTGGTACAATGTTATCTTTCTCTAATGGTTCAAGTGAACAAGAAGTTACATTAGGTGTATATAATTCTTCTTCTGTAATTCCTAGCGGTGGTGCAGCATTGTATGGTAAAGTGTATGGTACTTCTGGTGATGGTAGAATGTTGTCAGGTCCTTGTGTATGGTACTGTATCTTCAACACTAGAAGTCGTGGTCAGATGGAGACATAATCATGGCAGAAGCAATTTCAACACTCATAGCAGCAATTCCAAGCGGTGCATTACCCATTGTGGTAGTCATCCTTGGGCTTGCCTATCTTTACTTTAAGTTCAATAAAGTCGAGAAAGATAGAGAAGTTACTAAGCAGCAAAGAGATAGTGACAGTCAAGCTATTCATGACGATATACTCAAATTGAAATTTGATGTAACTAATCTTCAAGGAATAGTCAATCTACATAAAGATAAATTGGAAAGTATAGATAAGCAACTTGGCTTAGTTAACCAAGAACTTGTCAAGTTGAACATTCAAGTAGAACACTTGGCAACTGCATTAGAAAAGCAGAATGAAATAATGATTGAACAAATGAAGTCAAAGAAATGATAACACTATTATTCATACTGACATTGCTAATAGTCGGTTGCATCTTCTTTAACAATAATGATTGGGGAAAGTAAATGTTACAAGATATTAGCATAGACAATTTAGAGCTAATCTTCAAATTAAGACAGTATTTCGCTAAAGTGATACTGTCTTTATCACCTGAAGAGAAAGAAATGTTCGAAGATATTATAAGAAGGTTACAAAGTGCAGAGTATTGATGAACGATACAAAGAAATGTGTGAACGATGTAATGTAAAATATGAACCATCTGTTAATAATACAGAGCAAATTGATACTACTTATGGTGAAGGAGTTGGATTTCAAAGATTAAGACGAATTACAGGCTATCTCGTAGGTGATGTATCAAGATGGAATAATGGTAAGAAGGCAGAATTAAATGACAGGGTAAAGCATGATAAAGATAGTAGATTGGAGTAATATAGTCAATTACAAGAAAGTCAATGGTCTTTATGTTATTCAAAATGATGTATGGATTGACTTTCTTTATAATGATAATAAATTCAGAATTTCAGTTGATGCTGGTGCAATGACTGATGGTCTATCTGTTCCTAAAATTTTCAGATGGTATTTGCCAGACTGGAATGACAATAACCCGCTTTATAACATTGCTGGAATCTGTCATGACGGTGCTTATGGTAGTGAATTACTGTCTAAAGATATAGCAGATGAACTGTTCTATCAAGGTCTATTGAAAGCTGGTATTTCCAAATCTAAGGCAACTGTGGCTAAATGGGCTGTTGAACACTTGGCAGGTCTTCACTATGGCAAAAATCATGATGACTTTGGTATAGCTGAATATGTAGATGTGGAAGCAATATGATATTAGTCAAGAAAGATAATCAACTATTCATCAATGGTGTAAAGATATGCGATACACTTGACCCAAATGTATTGCTACCTGGAATATACAAATTGGAACTGAATTACAGTCCAAAGTTCAAAAGAGAATTGCCATTGATTTACAATAATGAATTTACTGCTAATAGAGGATTCAGAATTCATCAAGGAAATTCTTTGAAAGATTCAAATGGCTGTATATTAGTTGGTATCAAAGATAAAGATAATCATTTAATTGATAGTACTAATACATTAAATAATCTAATTAACATTATAAAATTTAATAAAATTATAAATTTAATTATTATATAATAACAATAGTATACATCTTCGCAAATATATGAAAAAAGACCCATAAGCTTACGCCTATGGGTTCTTTTAACTAAGGATTTGTGAAGTAAGTGACTAATTCAACAGTGCTTCACAAGGAGTACGAATTGAGTATTATACTTACGAGGTAATTTATTTATTAAGGTTATATTTCAGCAATGTTCTTGCAAATTCATTACCTTTATCAGTAATTACATATTTTGGAACTTTCTTTCCAATGCTTTCAATATAACCAGCTTGCTTAAGAGCGGTCCAAGGATTGTGACCATAACTCGGGTGCAGATATTCTTCAAGATTTAGACTCTTTTTCCACTGAGCTCTTGTGCAATTAGGATGAGTCTTGACATAAAGAAGAATGCTGTAATAACTGCAGCGATTTTCAATGTTATGAGATTTTCTTGTAAAATTATAAATGTTCATTGTTATTTTTCCTTTTTTGAGTTATTTTTGAATTCTGAAATAAATATAATAAATAATTTCAATCTTGTAAATAGTAAAAATCCAAAATTTGTGTAAAAAGATTTTTACATTCTCAAAATGTAATAAAAATGTAACATTTATGTAAATTTTAGGTTACATAATAGGTGCACAAATGGGCAATATGCCCTTATTTGCTCAGAAATGACGTTCTAAGACATTATTTTTAAAGATAATAAAATATATTGGTAAATGTAAAAAGTGCCCCAGAAGTCATTCCAGGGCACTCAGAAGGCATTTTAATTGAACAGTGACCAATAAGATTGATTTATTTCCAAATCATCTAATGCTGCAGAAATGTTGTCAGCTTCAGATTTTGTCAACTTACCATCTTGGTAGTCATTGTAAATTTTATTTAACACTTCATTGAATTCTTTAATTTTTTCTATATAATTCATTTTTGATTTTCCTCTATTTAAAGTAATTGATTTATTTCAATTACAATATAAATATAATAATTAAAAATGAAAATGTATATAAAGATTTTTTCAATTAAATGTAAATAAAATTTAATATAACCTTGAAGATTTAGAAGGTTATATTAAATAGTTATTAGTTATTTGAAGAATAGTTGATAAGGTTGAAGATTTTTATTTAATTGTTGTAATAATTTAATAATTTGAATATATTGTTGTGAAGGTGTGTTAATGTGATTTGATTTATTAAAGTTAGAAAGTTGATTGTTAATGTTAGTTAGATTGTTAATTAGATTTGTGTATTGCATTTTAATTACCCTTAGTTAAGTAAGTTAGGAATTTAACTTACAACTATAGTATAATAATAAATTTATAAATTGTACACTGATTTTTTGAAGATGTATACTATTGTTATATAATATAAATTTTATTTAGAAATTAAAGATATTATTATAACTATTAGTTACATCAATACTCTTAGAATAGTTAAATACAGTGCTATCATCTTTATCAAAATACGAAATCAATCCACAAGTTACACAATGGTCTTTCATAGAGTCATATTCATTCCAGACATGGTTAGTAAATTCATAGGCTGTAATGTTATTTCTTTTTAGCCACGCAATAGTTGCTTCTTCACTCTTGACACACTGATTGTTCTTTGTATCTACGAATATGAAATTCCAGCCATATTCACCGAAAATGATACACGGAATCATGTTCTTGTTGTACTTGGCAGTGATAGAAATAGTATTCATTATTGTCCTCTTTGTTAATTGTTATGTGTATAATATAACTATTTTAAGAACACTTGTTAACCTGTATTTGTGTAAATAATTATTTCAGTCAACCACGAAGATGTATACTATTGTTATTATATAATAATTAAATAAATTTTTTAGATGTTATTATGTTAATACATTAAATTAAATGATATAAATATATTACAATGAATGGTAACATTGACCTTTAACAATGTTGAGAGGTATAAGATATGATAGAAATGATAAATGCAGATTATGGTGCTTGTGGTCAAATTAGAGTTAATTGGCCTGCACAACTTTTACAGTCTATGGGTGTTCAAGTTCTAAATACACGAACACTTTATGCTGGATTTCCATTAGATAAGATTTACATTCAGAGGTGTGCTGAGCAACCTATCTTTGACATTCTTAGAAAATGTAAATCAGATATAATCTTGGATTTTGATGATTTGCTCTTCAAAGGATATAATGAAGGCATTCCAAGTTATAATCATGCCAAAGATGACATAGACATTGAAGCAACTACTAAATGTATAAAAGACAATCTTGATTCGGTAAGTAAAGTTACAGTATCAACTGACTATTTGAAGAATGTATTTACTGATACGTTCAATTTTAACCGTGTAGAAGTTATTCCTAACTATCTGCCAAGATGGATTTATCATTTTGATAGAAAAGAACCATTGACTGACAACATAGTTAAGCCTACTGTATTATATGCAGGTTCTTCAACTCATTATAGCAATAAAGATACAGGTGACTTCAATAAAGCACTAATTGACTTTATCAAGAATAACATTGATAAGATTAACTTTGTCATTATTGGCAAGATTCCATTCTTCTTTAGTGACATTGCAGATAAGATTATGTGCTTTGAACCTATCAACATCTTAGCATATCCTAATCTGCTACATAGTATCAATGCAGATTTCATTATTGCTCCTTTGAAAGAAAATGTATTTAACAAGCGCAAGTCTAATCTGAAATACTTAGAATCTTGTGCAGTTGGTGCAGTTATGATTGGTAGTTCATTTGATGATAGTCCATATAACTGTATTGACGAAAGATGCAAAATTCAGAAGACAATGAATTCCAAGCACATTGAGAAGATGTTCTGGAAATTGTGTGAAAAAGACACTTATAATGAAATTCTAACTAACCAGTACAATTATATGAATGAAATGTGGTTGGAAAATAACATTAGCAAATATGTAAATCTATTTGATGAAAAGGTAGTAGGTATTTAATATGGCAAAAAAGAAGAAAATTGAAGAAGAAAAGCAGTTGGCAGAAGTAGAATTCCAAGAATGTGATGGTGGTCAGTCAAAAAGAGAAAATGAAATGATTGACTTGCTTAAGCAGATAGTTAATCAGAATGAACAAGTAATTCAACTATTGACGAAGTTGAAGGAAAGATTCATTTAAGGAGGTTCACATGGCTGCACCTAAATTAGATGAGACTGGAAAAAGAATTATTGGTAATAATTTGCTAGCTAACTGCAAGACTCGTCAAAAGCAAATGAAGTATCTTATGGAGAACATGAGAGAACCTAACTTTGCTATGATTGATGCTAAGTCAGTTGATGAAAATGACGAAGTCTTGAACACTGCTGGTATTACATATCGTATTCTGAATTCACAAGGATTTGGAAATGGAGCACATAGTTCAAATGCTTTGCCAAGTTGGGGTTCAGTCGCTAACTTTATGGCAAGTATTCAGGACTATTTGCCAAAGTCACTCAGAACTAAGCAAAATCCTTATAGACTTTGGTCTCATCGTTCATTCCAGCAAAATGATACACAAGTCATAGCAGAAGATACACAAGAACTTCTAAATGATATGTGTGACTGGTTATTCAAGATGAAGACAAAGATTGAAGACTATATTGCTAGTCGTTATTTCAGAGACGGTAGATTAAATCACCTTGAGACATTGAAGAGACGATTCAAGGACGATTGGTCAGAAAGAACTGAACAGCAAGTTGATGCAACTATCCAAGATAATAAGATTGAAGTGTCATTTGAAAAATTATGAGAAAGCAATACAAATTAAGTGGACCGCAATTAGAATTCGTAAATTCAGATGCAAGATTTACGATTTTTAATGCTGGTCGTTCATCAGGTAAGACATTTGCAGCATCTCTTATTGCTGCACGTGCTTTGCTATCACAAAAGAAAGTGATAGTATTTGCTCAGAACTTCAAGGCACTTTCTGAGAACTTGATGGTTGCTATTGATGAAAGATTGTCAGAAATGACTGGCCATCTTGGTAAGATTTACAAATTTAACCCTAATTCACAAAAAATTACTTATGGCAAAGGTGCCATATATGGAATGTCGTATGAGAACATTGAGACTTGTCGTGGATTTACTGATATTGAAGTTGCTATCTATGATGAAATAGCTATTGCTCCAGCAAATTTACTTTCAACTGTAGCATACTGTCTTCGTGGTAAGAACATTAAGCCGCGTCAATATGCTATGACTACTCCTAGATTTGGTACTTGGTGGAATAAGTATCTAAAAGATAACCAAGATGATACAACTATCAAGATAATTCACTCTACAGTATTTGACCTTAACAAGAAAGGCAATGACGATGAATCTGTAATTACTCAAGAACAGATTGACAACATGATTAAGTCAACTCTTGATGAAAATATGCTTCATCAGGAATTGTATGGTGAACTAATCGAAGATAATTCTGCAGGTGTTCTATTTTCTAGCAGACTATTGTCAAATGCTCCAAAATTCATGCAAAGAAATAATAACGGTTATGCTATTGGCATTGACTGTTCTGGCCTAGGTAAAGATAGCAATGTAATTGTAGTAAGAAATCAGAATGAAATTCTTGATATAGTTGAAAAGAAAGTTGCTTCTAATTCTGAACTTTGCTCAATAGTCAGAGGATTGATTTTGACACATGGTAAAGCAAATCTTTCACATGTTGCTATAGACGAAGCTTATGGATTGGACTTGCATGAAAGATTATCAGATGCTGGTATTACTGCTACTATTGTTCCATTTGGTGGTAAAGCTAAAAATCCAGCTTATGCTAATCAACGTGCAGAAATGTACATAAATTTAAAGAAAGGTATGGAAGAATATGGTCTAAAAGGCATAAATGATGAGTTATATAGAGAATTGCAAGCAACTAAATACATTCTGAACAACAATGGAAAAATCCAACTTATACCCAAAGATGAGATTAAATTGAACATTGGTCGTTCACCTGATATTGCAGATGCTCTTGCACTTACATATACACAAGACATTATTCCTATTGGACTAATAGAATCTGACAGAGAAATTCAAAATAGATATATGTTGTAAAAATTATTTTTTCATCATATATAAATAATAATGTAGGATGGAACGCTGCCACTTACATTCAGCAAATTCAGCGTTAATGAGAGGTATAAAAATATGGATGAACAAATCCTTGATAATATGAATGTTGATACAGTAGAAGAATCAGCTGCTTCAACCGCATCAACAGCTGTCGAACCATCAGAAGAAGCAGGCATTGTAGCTGACAATAGTCCTAGTGAAGTATCTAATGAAGTAGAAAATCCAGATGTGAACAGCAACATCGAGAAGGCAAATAATACTCAACGTCAATACACAGACTTAGAAAAGGCACAGTATTCTTTTCATAAGCAGTTCGCAAGACAGAAAGCTAAGCATGAGCAGGAAATTGCTAATCTTAGAGCAGAATTTGACAAGCGACTAGCAGAAGAAATTGACAAAGTTAAGAATCCTGCAAAATACGCTCCTAAGACACGTGCAGACTTTCAGTATGACGATGATTACGTTAAGTATCTCGCAAATGAACAAGTCAATGCAGCTCTTGAAGCAAAAATTGCTGAATATACTAAGCAACAGGAAGAAGAACAGCGTCAGGCTCAAGTTGATGCAGAATACAGAAATATGCTAGACAAAAGCGTTAAGTCAATTTACACTACTCCTGAAGCAGAAGCAGATTGGCGAGCAAAAGTCGGTGAAGGCATGAAAGCTGGACTAGGTGCTATGATTGATTCTGATGAAGATTTGTCAAATTACATTATCTTCTCTCCTATCGGACCTAAGATTATGTACGAACTTGCTACTAACAAAAAGACAGTACAAGATATTTTCACTATCGGTATCACACCTGATGGTCATGCAATTCCTCGTTCTCCTGGTGACAGGATGCGTAAAATGGAAGAGTTGGCTGAAAGACTGTCGAGAACTGATATAAATAACAATAGAACAAATGTTCAACCAGTAAAGCCTATCGGAAGACCTGGAATTAACAAAGAGGTAAAAAAAGACATTTTCAGTGACCCTAAAGCTTTGTTGGATATGATGTATTAACAATTCATTTTATAAGGATAAAAAATTATGGCTACAAATGATCAGACATTTAGTAATAACAAGAAAGTTAAGATGATTGCAACTGCAGTATATGCAAATTGCCCTTATCTTAAGAAAGCACATTCCTATGTTCCTATGGACCAGATGGAAAATAAGAAATACGGTAACAAGTATTCTGTCTATATTCCGGATCCGGGTAAGACTCGTATTGCTTCTGCTACTGATGGTAAGGCAGGTCTTGCTGCTCAGTATGACGCAATTAACGAAATTGAATACGAAATCGTATGTGATGCAGCTCTTAACGACTGCGAATTGACTCTTTGGAATAAGTTCGGCGATGTTGAATCCTTCAAGGACCAGATTGCTCTTCCTCATGGTCGTTCCGTTGCTCGTGGTGTAGAAAAGGCTGCTATTGATAAGACTGTATTCCAGGCATCTCAGGCTGTTGTTGGTGCTGCTGGTCTTGAAATTCTTTCTGAAGCACAGGGTGCTTTGGACATGACTGGTGCAGTTGGTAATAAGGTTACCTTCATCAATCCTACTGTTGGTACAAAGATTGCTGCTAAGGCACTTGGTGCATTCAACAACCCAGACATTGCTAAGGACCTTTACCGCGATAACTGGCTTGGTAAGTATGGTGCATCTACC